GAGCACTGTACAGGTCAGTCCCTTGTGGGTTGCTGTTTTCTGCCATCTCATTAACTCCATATTATGGGCTTATTTTGTTTTAATTTCAATAGCCCCGTTATCTACCATTGCACGCAGCGATTGGCGTACCATTTCGACGCCGCGTAATTTCATGTAAATAGCCTCGCGGCTACCACTATCACTGGCCTCAGTTAACTTAAACTCAAACCAACAATCCTGCTCGATCTCCTGTAAAAATCTTTTGAGATCTGTGTCGGAAAGAAGACGCTCCGCCTCCCTGCCGTCATCTATAATTTGCTGTTTAGTCTTCACGCACAGCCTCTTTTATTACGTCGGCCTGCGACTTCATAACTTCTCGATTAATCGCCAGATCAGATCTGATCTGCTCGACGTTAAGCTGCGTGCCGTACTTAGCCTTCATTTCTTCCGCTTTTACAAATAGCTCCGCCTCTAGCTCGTCACGCTTGCGATCATCCTCAAGCTGAAACTTCTCACGCTCCATTTGCAGCTCGGCAGCTTTTTTCTGAATATCCGCCTGTATTTGCTGTATCTGCACTTGGATAAGTTGCTCGTTAATATCTGGCTTTTTATCTTGAGGCGGCGGTTGGAACTGCGCCGGATCGCCCCAGAACTGTGAGGTATCTTTAAACCCTGCTATTTCTGTCATAGATTTTAATGTGTTAGACAGTTTCTGCATATCGGTAAGTGGGTTAATCGGCCCCATTGTGCTCATTGCATCTTTCTGCATTTCAGCGATCTGACGTAGCATCAACATGCGCTCGGTATCAGAACCGCGTCCGAGAGCTACATTCACCGTAACGTCCATGTCGCTGTTCCACACACGCGGATCTATTGGCACAAAATTGTTATTAAGCTTTATCATACGCTCGCGGTCTTGGTGGGTCGTTACCAGATGAAGCACAAGCTCGTACATGCGCTTTACGCCCGTCTCGGCGAACACACGCGCAATCATTTCAACCTGTTGCTGAGCGGCGCTTACAGTAGCCGCAACGGCTGTAGCTGTGCTAGATTGTAGTGCGCCGGCGTCTAAGCCTGCGGATGCCTTAGATATGCCAGTGCGAGCCTCTTTGACCTCGTCCATATACTGTAATACTGGAAAAGAAGCTTGACCAACAAACGGCATACTGAGCGGCTGTATCTGTCCGGCAGCTCTCTGGCGTATAATTGACCCCACCTCCGTAGACATTGCGTCGTCGATGTTTACCATGCCCTCAACAACTGCAACCCGTGGGTGGATCGACATGCTCAAACTGTCGAGCGTATTCCGCATAATAGATGACTTGATTCTCTGTATATCCATCACCGTGTCGGCAACTGACATGCCAAAGAAATCGTGCGGCTCGGGATCTGGGCATAACGTAGAAAATGGCGCCATATCACATGGTTCGTTCATCAGGATCTTGTTACCGTCTCCTGCGGTGCAAACTTTACGCAGCTCGGCAATGCCGTCGCCGTCGTAGTCAACTTTAATATAGTTTTCGACGTATAAAACTTTTTTCATCGCAGGGTCGTGGCGCTCGTTCATCTCATTAGTCAGCGCCTTGTTCCGCGTGTAACGCTCTACGTTGGTATCCATGTCATCGTATGACGCGCCTAAGTCAGATACCTCGTCGTAGTCATATCCCATTGCCACGAGCTCTGACACGGTCACAATGCGGCGGTGGGCGACGTAATCGGCTTGCTCAACGGATTTGCTTTCGCGTGAAATTAGGAACTCTTCTGGAGGCACAGCCTCTAGTTTAACGCGACCATCTGGATGCGTGTATGTCGCCCTGACGGCGTGCATCATTGGCACGGGCATATCCTCACCAGTAAGGGGGTCTTGCATTGGATCGCCCACAAGCTCAGACGCTACGATCTCTACATCTACCGCAGGATCTGACATCAGCGCCGCGAGGGACGCGTCATCGAGGCCAGAGTAGGAAACGGTTTCAAACTTGGTCTGGTCGTCCCAGTAAACCTTTAGTATCCCGACCTTACGCACAAGCGCGTCCATAAAGGCAGAGTGCATCTCTAGGAAGCCGTTGTTGTCTCGGTTTATAATGTAATTAGCGTAATCGGTAGCCTGCTTGGCTGCGGCAACGTCCTCTGGTCCCTGCGGCACGTATTCCACGGTTTGGTCGCTGCCGTGAAAGATACGCATGAGCGACGGCATGAGCGCCTGCACGGTATCACGCACGTCCATTGATACAACTTGGCTGCGCCCGTCTTCCTCATTGCCAAAAGGCTCGCCTCGGTAGTATTGCGTAGCTGCCGCCCTTATTGGCGAGATGTGGTTGTCGATAAAGTCGATTGCGTCGTCAATCTCTTTACCGACAATTCCTTGTAACTCCTCGTCTGGCATGACGTCAGGGTTCATTTCCTGCTCGAGCTCTTCTGCGAGTTTACTTACTTCGTAGTCCATGTATCACCTCTTACGTCGTATTGCGTTGATTGCGAAGGGTTTAATTTTTCTTTTTGCCTATTTTCTTCAGCTTCAGCCTCTAGCTTATCTTCTTCTTCTGCCCAAGCGCCAAATGGTCTATGTTTTATGCCACCTATAATCAATTATTAAATCTTTTCATATATTCAAGTAAATCTTTAGCCATATCAGGATCTGGCATACCCTCTGGTTTAAATGTAAACTCAGGCATCAAGCCGCTTTTTTGATCCGCAAAAATTGTGTCAGGAGTACTGGCTGTTCTGTTTGCAGTTCCGTATGGACCAAAATTTAACCAACTGTTTTGACCGCGAGTTTCAGACGTCATAGCGCCTTGAGCTTCTGGGGAATACATTCTGCTATGCTCTAAAAACGCTCTTTCTTCACCTTTATGTCTAAAAAATGGATTTCCAGAACCAAAATGCCCAAAGACATCGTGAACTGCTCTAAAGGCATCATTTGCCACCGCGTCTTCCTTATCCCCTACCTTACCTACTTTTGTTAATAGTGGGTTAGTTTTAGGATCAAATGCGGCAGATGTCCCAAACCCAAAATCAGTCGGGAAAACGTACAAATTACCTCTTTCTACTAAATCCTGATAGCCCAAGGCAGGGGATGCTGCATAAGGATCTGGCATACCCTCTTTCATAAAAGTAAAATCTATTCCACTATTTTTCAGAGAATTGTACTGATCCATAGTTTCTTGGATCATAGCATCGTATGCCCTCTTAACATCTTTATTTTGCGGAGAGTGGGACATCATATCGTAGGCCGCCGCAATAAATTTTGCACGCTCTTCGCTAAAAGGCGGATACTCTGTAAATTTCGATGTGTCCATACCTCTTTTTTTCATGTAAGACAATGCAGCTTCCTCAATAGGGCCGATTGGCATTGCTGCAAACTTTCCTTGGTTTGGTATCGACACAGCATCAGGTTTACCTGCTGCACCCTTATATCCGTCTGGGCTACGCAAAAGTTGACCGACCTTGTACGTTTTAGCGGCAGCTTCGCCTATGGTTGGGTTGGCTTGCCTTGCGGTTTTATATGCCTGACGCAACCCGAGCCCACTAAGCCCGAGGTCTAAACCTGCAAATGCAGTGTTGCCTATACCCGAGGCAACATTACCTTCTTGGAAATCTTTAACTGCTTGACCGCCTGCCATAACGCCGGCTGAAATAGGCATAACGCCTAACAAGCCTTCGCGGTTAACCATTTTGGTTAAAGCGTCTGCCCGTGGCCCTGCTATTTTACCGCCAAACAAACTTTCAGAGGTATCTTGACCAATATAAGGCGTCAGGAGATCTACCATATTTTCTTTAAAAGATGGCTTTCTTGCTTCGATAGTTGGGCCTTGGTTTACACGCTCAACATTGCCAAACTGATCCTCGAACTCGTAACCGCCGTTTGGTAATAGCCTCATAACCATTTTAGTTACTCCGCTCTGTAGATTTTAAATAATTCAAAATATCTCTTGTATCACCAGTGCTCACAGCCGCAGATCCTCCTATGCCAAAAATTGGAATACTGCCTTTTACCATACGCTTTACGACTTCTTTAGGGTCTAATCCTGTAACCTTGCTAGTTCTTTCTATAGCCTCATTTACAAACTGGATCATAGGTTTACCGACTTTTCCAGTTCCGCCGTGCCAAATAACCTCCTGCACGTTTCTCGGGTCAGTAGAAAATTTATCTGCTAATCGGTGTACTGGTCTTTCAGACAATCCGTAAGTAGCCGGAACAGGAACAGAAATCTCACCACCAGTTTGAATTTTTGTCATTTGCTCGTCCATAGTGGCACGGTCTCTAGCTCCTAAAAAATTACTACTAAAATTAAATCTTTTAGGGTTTGTCTTTGGATTTATTCCGCCTTCTCTTTCAACCTTTTTAGCTTCCTTGATGTTGCCGCCAAAAAATCTTCCGCCCAAAGGGTATGGGTAATCAAATGTTTCATCAGATAAATTTGTATTTTTAAAATCCATAAAGTTTTTAAACATAGCCGCTCTAAAGTTTGCAGTCGGGTCCATTCCTCCCGTCCAAGACGCCATTGAATCCGCAAACATTTTTTTAAACATTGACGGCCCCATAGACTGCCCATACTCGTCTATAAATTCTTTTTCTAATTGGCCCATAAAATACCATTTATCGCTATCTGGTATGTCTAATCCCTTTGAGTATGCTTCTTGTAAATTTTTAAATGACTCAGGGTTGCCGTAGTATTCTTCATATTTTTTAATTGTTTCGGGCTTAACTGGTGTAATATCTAAGGTTTGATTTGGGCCTGATGCTACAGGGTATCGAGCAGGATCAACGTCAAATCTTTTTGAAACATCAAAAAATGGGTCATATTCACCTTTGTTTATGTTTCCTTGTATATTACTTATTTCTTTAGAAAGCAGTCCCTGCTCTTTAGATGGCACTTTAGCTAAAAATGGCTCTCTAGGTCCGAATTTGTTACCTTTCGGCAATTTTTTAGGGTCTTGTTTTAATATAGGCGGCATAACATCTGGGTATCTGATTCTAAGAGCCTGCCTTAAAATATCGTCTAAAATACTCATCTATCTATCCATAAAAAATTTAAGTAAGCCCTGCATGGCGCCTACACGTCTAGAGGGAAGTTGAAAAGCTTCAGTGCCGCCTGACGCTAATGCTTTGAGAAGATCCGTAGGTTTAAATTCTTCGCCAAATGCGCCCTTGGCTCTTTCTATTTGGATGTCCATTTCGTTCATGCCTGCCTCACGGGAAATGGGGTACATCTGCCCTAAAGTAGCGCCTGCTCGTGGACCGAAGCCTTTTACCTGATCCCTAAAAAATAACTTATCCTCACCAGTTGCCGTGTTCTCGTAAATATCAAGAGCTCGCTGCAACGTGTCTTCGCTGTATTTAAAACCTTCCTGATTGGCTTCGCTCGGGCCATACGCGCCCTCCTTGTCTCCAGTAATAAAGTAATATTTTTCACGTACATCCATTACCACTTCACCTTATTTGCCCAGAAAGCTGCCGACATTTTGCCCTTGGCAATGTTTTTAGCGTGCCTTGCCTTAAACGACTTGGCGCGCTTGGTCATCTTCTTGTCTCCAGTCTTGCCCTGTTGACCAAATCTGATCGTCTTTACCTTATCGCCTTCTTTTGCAACCACAACGTGTGATTTCTTTGGGTGGCTAGGTGTGCGTTTAGGCTTATTAAAGCCCGAGACGCCGGCACGAGCTAAGCGTGGATCTTTTTTACTTTTTCTTTCCGCCACTTTTCTTCGCCTTCTTCGCAGTCTTTGCGCTTTGCTTAAATGCTTTAGCTGTTGGGGCGCCCTTCGATCCTACTTTACGCATTTTCTCTGGCTTTTTACCTGCTGCTTTCTGGCGTTTAATTCTTTCACGTTTTGCGTGAATATTGGCGTATAGTCCAGTTTTCTTAGCCATTAGTAAGACTTCTTCTTTTTCTTAGTCATTTTCTTACCTGACTTCTTTGCAGCTTTCTTTGCCGCTGCCATTCCCTTCTTACTGTAAGAATATTTTCTTCCACCGACGTTAGGCATAGCAATCTCCTTTGAGCTAAGTTTTGACCAATAATACAGCATTATGAGAAAAAAGAAAGACCACCTACAAATTATAGGGCTTGTGCATTTGTTAACAAAATGGTAACATAGTTATATAAAGCGAATCAGGCACTACATCAAAAGGAGAAATTAATGTGTAGCCCAATGACTAAAGAAGAAAGACAGGCATCAGTTTTACGCGAACAGGCAAACAGCGCAACAAAGCCAACCTTAAAGGAGGTATCCAACTAAACCACACCCCTAATACTACGCTTCAACGGTCGGCTCCATGCGCCGGCCGAACTTATTCCAGACGCCAGTGTCGTGTGATCATTAGCCAGTGACAGACAAACAGCGTCAGCTCTGTCAGGCGACACAACCCCCCTCTTCTTCATCGACTCCTTGCTCTCCACCTGTATTTTACCCGACGAGGTAAAGTGATACCGAGGCGCCGCAAGCTCAGCATACAACGCATCATCTTTAGGCAGGCGCACGTCCATACCCTCGAGCCACGACTTGCACTTAAACCAGATCTCGGCTC